TCCCACATTCGCTCGAATGATGCAGTATATATATTCTTTTTATCATTTACATTATCATTATCATATTCATTATCAGGTTTTTTTGCTTTCGTTTGCTTTTCTTCAAAACCATTTGCTTTTTTCGCTTTTTCTTGCTTTTCTTCAAAACCATTTGCTTTCGGTCTACCTCCGAGTTTTCCAGCCTCTTTCCTCTTTTCTACTGTCTGCTGATACTTCTCAAAATCCTTGTCCATACGGGATTTTATGAAGCTGAATGCCATCGCTGTCATACCGTCCATCTCTAGAAGTGTTTCTCCAGACGCGTACTGCATGATCGCCGTGAACAGCATCCCTCTCTGCTCCATATTCAAGAGATTTATCTGCTCCATGTAATCCGTGTACATCACGAAGCTGTTCTTCATCTAATCACCTGCCTCGTATTCTCTATACATGGACATCCAATCTTCCAGAGGCATCGTAACAAGCCATTCACAATTATTTCTTCGATGCATCACCACGGGGAGTTCCTCTTCCTTTGCATCTCTTTTCGCCTGTTCTACTGCCCCGTAAAGGTCGAGTCGTTCCACTCTCTTACATTCGATATGGATTCCTGGGAGCCCGACCACGTCTGCATCTCCATTGGATCCGCAGAACTGTTGTCCTCTCCGGCAGTCATACCCATAATCTCGGAGTATACCGGCAAGCTCTCGCTCACCTCGTTTTCCTTTATCCCTGCTTGCTTTTCCCATAGTCTCTCCAATCTATCCCGCAGTTCATAAGCGTTTTCCTTGCAGCCTTTAAGCTCCATCCGATACTTTTCAATCTGCTTTCTTCCTGTTGCACATAATGCTTAAGAAGCAGCTGCTCTTCTGCGCGGTTCATATCCGGAATGAAATATCCTTGCCCGTCCTGCATGTTCAGAATCGGTATATCACGTCTTGCTTTGGATATCAGTTCCCTTACTGCTCGGTCCTGTATCCCGGTGCAAACACACAACTGCTCTCTTGTCCTCGCATTCTCCCTGCCGGTTCCTATGTAGTCCAATATGTTAAATCCCTGTTTTTCAAGAGATTCCAAATAATCCAATAGTTCAACTTGCCCTTCCATGTTCTCCTTTCTCTCCCCGGCATCACGCCGGGAAGCAAACAAATGGCTTACACATTATCGTGACATGCCGCGTAAGCACAGTACACATAAACGGGTTACATCTATAGCCAAGATCTACCAAAGATACTGCGGAACTCTTCTCTGGTTCCGTTGTGCTCTTCGAAATAGATCTGAGCCATCTGTTTTAATTTCAAATCCAATCCTTTATTTGGATTCTCATGTATACTATCCGGTGCAAACTCATGTAGATAGCATGCTACCGGAATTATAAAGCCATACCGTTCAGAAATGGCTCTTCTACTGCCATAGAAAATGTGGTGTCTATGGCAGTGTGGAGTTCCTGTAAAATAGCAGTGCTCCATATCATCCGTGAATACACTCCACAACCTCTTAGCCAATTTCAACACCATACCTTTCTTTCAGGATTCTCTTTTCGTCTGGTGTTGCTATCTCTGCATCCGATATTCCAGCTTCCTTACACAAGGTGATCAGTCCATCAATCAGATGCGCCATTTCCTCTGTGTTGTATGTGTGAGAGCCTCTAAGTAACCGGTATGTACGGTACATAACACCGTCTGTGCCCTCTCTTACCTGTGAGGTTGGTTGCAGGTGGTAGTCCATCGCATTCCTAACCTTCTTGTCTGACTGCTCCGTATCCGGAATCGTCATGTACACTCCTTTACCCTCGTAGATTTCCGGCTGTCCATATCCGCAAAGGACCATGTTGTGTGTCTCTGGATTTGAAAGACCGATTACCTTCGCGAGTTTCGTGATCAGAACCCAATAATACGCATTTGCATCAAGGCTTCGTTTCCGCCTGTATTTCTTGATTTCCAGACGTAACTTGTCGCAATCCTTTAGCTCTTCGTATGTCTGCCGAAACTCCTCGGATGGCTCGAACAGGATTGTCAGACGTCCTGTCAAGTAATCAATAACCGGCTCTTTTAGCTTTCCTGTAAATACATGCATTTCTTCCACCTACTTAAACGGAGTCTGTTCATCGATATCTTCTGGGATATCCGGAATCTCATCTGCCGGAGCTTTCGGAACTTCGCTATCAACAGTTGCAAGTTTTATCATCCATGCTGTATACACAGACAGCGTAACATCTTGTATTGACTTTCCATGACGATCTTCGATTGCTTTAATGAGATTCATCCCCGTTCTCTTTGCAGCAAGTTCTAATAACTTCTGCTCGTGCTCGTTTATCTTCCGATTATCATCTTCTGGAATATCGTACTTTGTCTTGTCTTGTGAAAAATATACATCCGCTCCAATCCCAAGTTGCTTACATGCAACAGATATCGCATCTGTAGTCGCCATCTTATAACATTCATCGGATACATATAATCCTGATTTTTCTACAGTTGCAAGTTTGCTTCCACCTGTTCCAGTGATTGGCATAGACCATTCTCCATCGATTTTTATGTACAGATCTATATCTACAAATGCCGCATATTCATTTCCGACAGATTCAATCCATTTCCTTACTGGTTTGTAATACCATCCGATTCCACATGGGCCAAATTTCTCTGTAAGTTTCTTGATTCTCCACATCGGATTAATGTCAGTGAATCCTTTTGTTCTTCCAGCTGCAATTGTTTTTTTTGCCTCATCAGGAACTTTTCTGAAACTTTCATACAGTTCCATATTTTCCATAAAATCACCTACCTGATTCTTAACGACTCTGTCTGCACAAGATGTGCGTATTCTACATCATTATCTTTCAAAAATGCACCGAGAGCGTTTTTATCCAATACCGGTTTCTGTGGTTTCCAGTATTCGGCTGGAATGTTTTCCTCTTGATCAATAAACACTGATGCAGGATTCTTCTGGATACTAAATCCAAATAGCTCTGTTTTGAATTTGGTTTTCCCTGTAACCAGCATTGCCTTTTCAAGGTTCTTCTTGATACTGGAAATATTTCCAGTAATTGTCTTTTTCTTGTTATTCAAACGTTCAATTTCTTTGCTAATTGCATCCACATCTCCCTCGAGACATTTAATCAATTTTGCGTAAGAATCGGCTTTTTCCTCGATTTCATACTCAATACCTTCAAGCGTATCATTGATCATCTGCTGATCCATAGTCTCGTCCTGAGCCATTTCCATCAATTCTTTAAAACTACCCGTTAACTCGTACAATGTTGCCATCTTGTAACTCCTCCATCTCTTTCATATATTCAAAAATATTTTTGTAGTACCTGCTTCTTACTTTCTTCCTCAATCTTCGCTGTTCTATGCAATCACACTCTTCTCCCGGATCCAAATGTGAACCGCAGTCACTGCATGTGTTGTAATACATTATTCATCACCTCCGATTACTCGTCATCCATCCCTATAATTGCTTTCACAATGTCTTTATCAAACATGTTCAGCTGGTCCTCATCTGTAAGCTGGATGTACGATATAAGCGAATCCATTCTGCCATCTAATCTGCAAAGACGTATGAAATCATTTGCATCTACATATATTTTGTTATCTCCCATTTGCATTTCCCTCCAAATCTGTTACAATAAAGTTGAATTATTTTCTGAGTGCCCGAGCTTGCCGGCTCACATGGGCGCTCTTTTTATTGGTATCCGACGATACACGACAGTATCACTGCCATTATCAGCGGACCGGTTACGATCAGCGATGCGATTGCTGCCGCGATCAGCTCGTCCAGCCACCGTCTTCGTCGAGATCTATTCCACATCTATATCACCTCCCTGTTTCGAATCTCTTCTACTGTTTTCTCTCCCCGCCACATGAATCCAGATAGCTCATATAGTTTTTTCGGAGAGATGTAAAATTTTCTGTATGGACGTTTTCCTCTCTTTCTGGGTGTCTTGTGGACGAACCCCAGATCGAGCTCTCCGGAATCCATGCTGTTCATAAGAACTTCCCTGTCCATACCGAGAACTTTACTTGCTACCATTACCGGAACGCTACCAGGATGGAATTCTGTCACGTTTTTCATCTCCTAGCTTCCTTTCTCTACATTAGTATTAGACAACTGACTTTATTGAATTTCTCGTAATCTCCACTTTTGTTGACAGATTTGGATGACTAGAAAGAAATTTCAT